CACCATGGCCAGATATTTGGCGGCCATTTTCGCGCCGTCGATTTCGGCGTCTAAATATGAGTTCAGGTCATTGGCTATCAGGACGCCGGGCGCGTAATGCGGAACGCCGCGCAACTGCATCGGGCGAAGCGTTTTAAATCCGTGGACAACGTTTTCGGCGGAGACGTACACCGGATTGCCGCCGTAATTTGGATCGGCAAACCAGTAGCCGGTAACACGGCCGGTCAGCTTTTCGTATTCAATACCCTGCCGCGTCTCTTTCGCGCCGGGTGCGGCGTTGATGTCTATGCCGCCGGACGTGTATTTATCCCTGGAGCTGGTCAGCCAGTCGGCGTCGTATAATTGCAACGCGTAAGGAATGTAACTGTTCGGAACTTTCGGGTATGTTTTGACTAATATAAACTCGCCGTTTTCGATTTCCTGGCGCTTGGCCAGCCGCATTAATTCATAATAGTGCGATTTGCCGTCCGCCGAGGCTTCGTCCATCCACCAACGCACGGCGTCTTCGATCTTCTGGATGGATTTTTTATCGAGCTTGCCTTGGGAATTCCAAACTTTGGACTGATAGACTATTCCCGTTCCGATAGAATAATCCACCATGACATCAATGGCACGCGCCAGATAGGGAAAGTCCCGGATAAGCTGGCGAATGCGTGATCTGAGCATCGGAGTGCTGGCGCCGACAATATCGTTGATGTTGGACGCGATCGGGTTCCAGGCGCCGGTGAGACGGTTCGTTTTCGCGCCGGCATATAATTCGGCGCGCTGCATGTGCGCGTCAAACTCCATGCGCCCGGCCTGCCGCCGGTAAAATTTACGCAACAGGGCGCGGCGCGGCGCGATAATACCGACAGCGGCGTCAATGAAATCAGCCATGATGCGTTCGGCGTTGCTCATGCTCCGCGGCCTCCCTGCTTGGCGTAGGTGCGCAGTGTGCAAGTCCCGGCGTTGATGGCAATGTCGTTGATAATGTTAGTGCGCAGCTTTTGCAGATCTTCAAGGTTTGCGTCGGTATAGGTCGCCGACTTGCTGTCCATGGTCATGGACACCTCGCGCTCGCCGGCAATGATTGCCCGGATCGCTTCTTCGACATTGGTTAAATCGGTTGCTGTGTACATTTATTTCCCCGTTAGGTTTGGGCGGGCTGGCAATTTATCCCAGCCCACCCGGTGTTTGTCGGAGCTAAATCCCGCGCACTGCGCTCGGGGATAATTCCACTTACGCTTCGCGCGTCGCTCCGCTCGCTCTCAGCGAGTGTCATTAAGGAGATTCCTATGCGTGGATAAAGCATACACCCGGTTTTTTTGGTGAAACGGAAGTTTAAGGGATTTGTGGGGAACTTCTATGGAACTTTAAGGGATTTGTGGGGAAGTTCTATGGAAAGATAATGATTTAAAAGGTTGTAGTGAGCCTGTGGCGTCTGTCCTTTAGACGCCCAAAGCGAACTATCCCAGGAGCGAAGCGACGCGGGATCTTACTCCGGCAGCGAATCAGGGCGTATGCCCTGGGAATCCAGGATTATTTTTCTTATATTTTGGAATGACAGCAGCTATAAAATCTATATCATCCTTGCAAAAAGTTCTAAGGTAATCGCAAGTATATCCTTGTTCTAATAAACTCCAACACTTTTCAAGCGCAGATAGTAATTCTTCATTTATTTGTTCTTTTTCACTCATTGGTTTTCTCCTCCTTGGTCCAATGCTTTAATTCTAGGTCCACGCAAATATCCTTAGCTTTCTTTGTCGGTTTTGTAATTTTTCCAGCGGTAATCTTCAGTGCCGTTATGGCTTGCCTAGGAGTAACTCCCATTGTTGTTGATAATTTAAAACTAAGAGACAAAGAAATATCAAGGTCATTTTTTTCACTCATCGGCTTTCTCCTTTGTCATTCCCGCGGATTCGAAGTTATCCCATATAAAATACTCATATGATTCACTATAGTCCTCGCTGAAATCTTCTTCCCAATATCCCCCAAGCCCACATACTGGACAATGATAATCTTCCCACGGCATCAAGTTTACTTCATTTTTACATCTTGGACAATCATACATAATTTTTTTTCCTGGATTCCCGCCAAGAGATCGCGGGAATGACAATTATTTTATTCCTCGTTTTATTTTATATTCTGCACGGGCGATTAATTGGCGAACGGGTTCGCGTGTTCTGCCCATGATTGCGGCAATCTCTTGGATTGTTTTATCCGACTGCCGTAAAGTATAGGCTTGCCGTTGTAACCGTGTCAAGGGTTTAATATTCATTTTCTCCTGGATCCCGGACGGCCACGGAATATTTTGCGTGTATCTTTGGGCAGTCGCGGCGTGTCTTTGGCCTTTTCCTCCGGCCCAGACACCTTTTCGGCAATTTCGCCGTTGATGTATTTCTTGCGCCATTCAATGATCATTTCTTTGTCGCTTTCCCAGGTTCCGCCGATCTTGCGCGCCGGAAAGCCGCATGACACAATCATGTAAATGACCGATGCCTCGGACGAAGACAAGTTGATCGATCGGCAGAAATCCCGGATTGCCGTCATGCCGGATAACGCCGTTTTTGCTTTTTCCAATAATGCCGCGTCTGTCATAGTTACCACCTCGATATTTTATTTTGTTGTTTTTTGTTTATCACTTTTTTTGCGCCGGGATGTGAATCCCTGACCGGAGGCGCAAGGATGTTGACGCCGCCGCCGATCCATTGCGGCTGAGCCAGCGACCAGGACAGCAGGTCGGCATCCAGCAGATGGTTCGACGGGCTGATCCGCACATATCGCGCGACCTTCGATTTGCCTTCCGGGCGTTTCTCTTCCGCCAGAATGTGACGCGCGTAAACTTCATCCGTTTCTGAATGCAGATACAGCGCGTTCGATTCGCTGTTTGCGGCACGCTCCAGACCGTAATGAAACATGTCCTTGACCATATCGGTATTAACCTGAACAATATGAAACCAGTCGGGCAGCTTTTTCCCGGTCGCCGTCTTCATCAGCGGTTCGCCTTTTTTAAACAGCGCGGACATCGGGCGCGAGGATCCTTTGGTCCCGTATAACTGGACGCCGCGGTAATAATTGGCGATGATCCACCAGTAGGTTTCTTCTGTCATGGACATATTGTCGTCTTTCTTGCCGCCGCCGGTATCCAATGCCGCGCGCCAGATCCGCATGGAACCGCCGTTTTCTATGGGATATTCCGTCTCGAATAACAATGATTCGACCTGGCCCCACGTCATCAAAAATCCGTAATGGATCAGCCAGCCCGTGAGGCCGTGGACATCGCGCGCCCAGGCGCGCGTGGCAAACCAGAATCCGGCTTTCTGGACGTCGATCCCGCACGTCAGCGCGATGGCCGCTTCCGGCACTGTTTGCGGCTTAAGGGCGCATTTTGATTTTAGAATTTCATCAATCTTTTTCGGGCGCGCGGCGCGTTCTTTCCACGCTTCCGAGCAATCCTGCGTCACCCAGACCTTGAGTTTAGTCGGATCTTTCTGCCCGTACAAAAAGTTCGCCACGGCGCTGGACATGGTCTTGACATACCAGGATGGAAGGATAAACGCGACGGCGCGCGGCCGGGCGATTTCCTCCAGCTCGACGACCTCATCACTACAGCGCGGGCATTTATTTTTGTTTTTGATGAAATCGGCGTCAGTGTCGTGTCCCGTCCATCCGCATTCTTCACTCGCGCATTTTCTGTTATCGGCAATCCAGCCGTTGTTCATCATGGACAGAACGGCGCGGTTGCGCATGTCGTCATCCCACTGCATGCCGCATCCTTTACAATTATACCGTGCCCGTTTTTCGCGAATGACTTTGCGCGGATCGACGATGTCGCCCCAGGTAATATTTTCCCAGACCATGCGCTGGACTTCGCCGCACACCGGGCATTTGGCGTGATAATGATAGATCACGTCGGCGTGATCCCGGATCGTAGTCGTGATCAACCCGTATTCGCCGGACGCCGACGAACACAGATATAATTTGTAGGTGAATGGAAAAGAATTTGTGCGTTCGCGAAGAGCGTCAACGGCGTTCGGCTCGTCGCCCTGCGTCTCCAGATATTCCGGTTTGTTGACTTCATCGCCAATAGCGATCTCGAACGCGTCAGACGATAAAGACGATATCGAACCGGCCCACGCGCCGATGATATCCATGCCGTTCACAAACGCAATGGACGTCCGCGTGACATCGCCCAGTATCGGAGACAACATCGCGGCTGTCCGCGGCGTGTCCTTGATGGATTTCGACAAGCGGCGCTTGAAAATGCGGAGCGTGAGCTTTTCAACCGGCATCGTCAGAACGGCCGAGCTGGGCGAGATATCGACGCGCTTCATCAGATAATTAATGTACGGCTGCGTCTTGATGGTCTGTGGGGACGCCTGGACATAAACCTCGCGGATGAACGGCGCATCGAGCGCGTCCATGACGCCGACGGCGCAGGGGCTTAAATCATTGCGCCAGGGAGACTTGCGCCCGCCATCCACAACAATGCGGTATCGCTCGGCCCAGTCCGCCGTCGATATCCGCTCCGGGATCCGGAAGATACGACGCTCGCCTTCGGTGAAGGTGAAGACGGTGGCTGGTTGATGGTTGATGGTTGATGGTTGCATAATCGTTCTATGTTCA